TATAAACCTTCCTACGTCTGTGGCCGATTTAGATCCAACGCAACGCTCACGCTTGATGCGTGGCATCTTGCGCAAGATTTCGAATCACTTCCGGCGCTCAACACCTCGTTTATCGTAGATAATCCTCCGATCGACCGCGTTTTAGCGGTTCCCGAGGAGCCGTCTTTTATTCTAGACGCCCATTTCGACCTCAAATGCGCACGCCCCATGCCGATGTTCGGCGTACCGGGCATGGTCGATCATTTCTAATGGGACTCTTTGACAAAATAAAGGACGTATTCAAAGCGCCGGTAAAAGGCTTACAAAAAGTCGTCGAGGCCGGACGGCCTATTGCCGAAACAGTCGCTAACGCCGCCACTGGCGGAAAATATGGCGCGCTATCAGGCATAGTAGGCGCTGGCGTCGATGCCTTTTTTTCTTCGAAACAAGCCCAAAGAGACCGCGGATTCCAAGAAAGACTTTCCGGCACTGCATACCAACGGGCAGTAGCCGATCTAAAAGCCGCGGGTCTAAATCCTATGCTGGCCTTTGGACGGCCAGCCTCAACTCCAGGCGGATCCACCGCCCGGTCAAGCCTATCAGGAAGTATGGCCAGCGCGGCCCAAGCGCGAAGAACTAATCAACTACTCGATGCGGAGTACACAAAAACGATCAGCGAGTCGAACCGCAATCAAAGCCAAGAAGCATTAATGCGGAACCAAGCAATAGCAGAATCGGCAAGAGCCGATCTTCTTAAAGCCCAAACGCTTGATGTACAATCCGCTAAACAGCTAAAAGACCTCAGTAAAGACATCGATCAGATGTACTACGACATAGACCGCGAATTGTATAACTCCGACCTCGGAGAAATATCCCGTAAACTAGAAAAAGTGTTACCGGGTATAGGCTCCGCCTCTAATCTATTCAAACTACTCGGCCCGCGAAGGGCCGGCAGGAGATAAAATGCCTACTATCATCGCTCGGCCAAATAACTTACCTAAATTTCGCACTCCTTACGCAGCAGAATATCGCGTACCGAATCGGGTACAAACGACTACCGAAGGTGTCTCACTAACCCGTCAGGAAATGAAACGAGAAACCGATATAAACGAAATAGTGAATGCTTACCTGAAAAAAGGTTATATAAGCTCTATCAATCCCAAAGAACCCGCATTCGGTGACGCCCCGATAATCGACTACAAAACGGCGCTAGACGCCGTCATAACCGCCGACGAAAAATTCCAAAGCCTCCCGGCAAAATTAAGGGAGTTCTACCGGAACGATCCTCAGGCGTTTATCGACGATCTGGACTCTGAGACGCCCTCAGACGTCCTATACGAGGCGGGAGTGCTGGCTAGGCCGCCGCAGGCGGACGCGCCAGCCCCCGACCCCGAAACCCCGTCAGAAAGCCCCTCTGAACCTCCCCCAGCCGTCGGCGACGGCTAAGATTCCGGTCTGGTGGCCCGGAAATCGCCGAAAGGCCCGCATTGCGGGCCTTTTTTATGTTAAAAACAAAGGCCGGAGCCGACGGCCCCAGCACAGTTACCACTTGATGTAACTGTGCTAGGTGACACCCACCTAATCTCAGGTGGTGCACCACAAAACAAGGAGCAATCATGCGACGCAAAAAAATGAGCAGGAAATACAGCAAGAAAACCTTCCGTAAAGGTGCACGAGTAAAATCAAAAAACATGCCGCGCCGCGTAATGCGCGGCGGCTATCGACTGTAAGATGAATGGCCTGCTTCAAACCCATCAGCGGTTACAAAACCGCTACAGGCGGTTTCACCGTCCGCCGACGCCTATCTACAGGGCAACTCATGCAAGTGCCCTGCGGTCAATGTATAGGCTGTCGATTAGATCGATCTAGAGAATGGGCCATAAGGCTCATGCACGAACTAGAAGAACACGACGGTAAAGCTACTTTTCTAACACTGACCTATGACAACGACAATCTGCCCAATGACCACAGTCTTAATAAAACGCATCACCAGCTTTTTCTTAAAAAGCTACGCAAAAGCCTCGACAAAAAAATACGTTTTTTCCACTGTGGAGAATACGGCGAAAAACTATCGCGTCCTCACTATCACACTATTGTGTTCGGTCATGACTTTCCTGACCGCCAGCTGTGGAATGTTCGGCGAGGAAACCGCTATTACACCAGCGAATCATTATCAAGTGATTCTGGACTGTGGCCCTATGGATTCTCAATTGTTGCAGAAGTTACCTTCGAATCCGCGGCGTACGTCGCCCGCTACTGTACAAAAAAAATTACAGGAGAACGAGCAGACCATCACTACTGGCGTGATAACCCTCTTACCGGGGAAACGTATAAACTCAACCCGGAATATTCAACATGCTCAAACCGACCCGGAATCGGAACCGCCTACGTCAAAAGACACTGGAGACAGATATTCGAACTCGATTCGGTCATCTCTCGCGGCCATGCAGTCAAGCCGCCTAGATTCTATTACAAGTATCTCTGCGATCTTGCAGAAAAAAACCCAGAAGCTAAAAAATTACTTGCTAAAGTCCGAGCAAAAAGAGAACAAACGGCACAACAACAGCAACAAGACAACACCCCAGAACGATTAGCAGTCCGCGAAGAAGTGAAACTTCTACAAAACGAACTATTACACCGACCAATTGAAAAAAATGGAGAATATATCTAATGAGCGTCACCATCATTACAGTCCTCGACATACAAGCGGAAACCTTTCTTGTTCCGCAGTTTACACACAACAAAGCTACCGCCAAACGCCTGTTCGCTCAGGCGGTCAACGAACCCGGGCACGATTTCAATCGCCATCCTGAATCATATTCACTTTACAAAATTGGCGAATACAACGAAGAAACCGGATTAATAACCCCATGCGACCCTGAGCATCTTGCTCTCGCTGAAACCGTAAAGGCTCAATCCAATGAAGAATAGGAAACTCCCCTCAAGTAATAATTCCCGCTTTGCACAAGTAGCAGCAGCGGACATACAACGGTCGCAATTCGACCGGACTCACACTTTAAAAACAACACTTAATAACGGTGGTCAACTTTATCCCGTCTTTGTCGACGAAGTTCTACCCGGCGATACGTTCAATCTTCGCATGACGGGCTTCGCCCGCATGACGACACCATTGTTTCCTGTAATGGATAACGTCTATATAGAAACGTTCTTTTTCTTCGTACCAAACCGTCTAACGTGGGACAACTTCCAACGCTTTATGGGCGAGCAACGCGACCCCGGCGACTCCATTGACTTTCTGGTTCCTCAAGTAGAAGCGCCTGTTGGCGGCTTCGGTGAATCAAGTCTTGCCGATTTCTTCGGCATCCCTACCAAAGTCGAGAACATCTCTGTAAACGCGCTTCCTTTCCGCGCCTACAACCTTATCTGGAACGAATGGTTCCGCGATCAAAATCTGCAGGACTCTATCGATAATCCTGTCGATGACGGGCCTGACACCAATAATTACAATCTACGTCGACGAGGAAAACGTCATGACTACTTCACCAGTGCGTTGCCGTTCCCCCAAAAGGGCGAATCCGTTGATCTCCCTCTGGGCGATTCCGCCCGTATCGCCTACGATGGCGTCACAGGCAGCGGAGCACTTGCACAATTCTCTATATGGTCGACACAGGACTCAGAATGGCGTCGTACTGAAAATACCGGCGGCCCTAACGAAGCTAACTATGTCGATGGCACTCTCGTGGCAGACCCCGACAATCGTCTATACGCCGACCTCAGCGAAGCCTCCGCAGCAACGATCAATCAGATCAGACAGGCTTTTCAAATCCAGCGACTATTGGAGCGCGATGCGCGAGGCGGTACTCGCTACACCGAAATAATTAAAAGCCATTTCTCCGTAACAAGCGCCGATCAGCGCCTTCAACGCCCCGAATACCTCGGCGGCGGAATGTCCTATGTAAACATTACTCCAGTCGCTAACACACTCGACTCAACAGTAGCCTCTCGCCCTCTTGGCGACCTCGCAGGCGTTGGCACTTCCATGCTCGATCGCCACGGATTTACAAAATCCTTTACGGAACACGGCTATGTAATAGGTCTTGCGTCCTTCCGCGCAGACCTAACCTATCAACAAGGCATTAACCGGATGTGGTCTCGCCGCACCCGGTATGACTTCTATTGGCCTAGCCTCTCCCGAATCGGGGAGCAGGCCATCAGCAATAAGGAAATATATGCACAAGGCACAACAGCAGACGACGACGTTTTCGGCTACCAAGAAAGGTACGCAGAATACCGCTATAAACCTTCCTACGTCTGTGGCCGATTTAGATCCAACGCAACGCTCACGCTTGATGCGTGGCATCTTGCGCAAGATTT